ATGCCCTTTTTAGTTTTAGGCATATCCATTTTTGGTTCATCGTCCATTTCGTCCATTTTTTCTTCCTCATCATCTGAGTCTTTTTCGTCCTCATCTGATTCGTCTTCTTCTTTGAGTTTTTGGGGTGCTTCGTCACCTTTTACGGCAGTAGGGATAGAAGTATCTTTCTTGATTTTCTTTGCAGCATCGGGCCCAGATTTCTCATCACCTTTTACTACAGGAGCACCAAGGTCTTCTGTATCACCTTCTACCTTAGAACCTTTTTCACTAGCAACTGCACCCTTTTTAGGTGCGTCTGCAGCTTCTTCAAGTTCCGCAGTAACTTCTGCTTCCAAATCCTCAATTGTCTTGTCTAGTTCTGACATTTGGGAGTTCTCCTTAATGTTAATCTCATTATACTATATTTATACAATTACAGTTTTTTGAGAAATTTTGCGAAGGCCAATGCTTGGTATTTCGCATTTTTTGAACGAATACCTCGTTCAATATCCTCTTGAATTTCCGCAACGTCTACTTCTTTAAGTAAACCATTATTCCAAATCCATTCTTTACCCTCCATAATACCTTGTACAAAGGCTTGAGGTGCAGATGGGTCTGCAACAATGTCGGCTGCGGTTGCCAAGTAGAAATCTTTGTTTACATAGTTTGCACCATTCTTCTGTTGCAAACTACCCATGCCTCTTGATGAGACTGCGAGTTTACCACCATCGTCCATAATGTTTGATACAATATTACCCATTGGTGTTGACATAATTTTTGCCTCACCAACAAAGTTCTTCCCATCCCTTTTCAGAGATGTAACCATGTGCGATACTCTTTCCAGATTGACTGTTGGGCCTTCTGGATGTCCAAGTTCACCATACGCACGATTCTCGTTGATAAATTCTTGACTGTATCTATTTACTTCTTTTTCTAAAACCTCAACAGGATATATTCTACCATTGCGGTTCTTGATATCTCCCTGTAAGAAGATACCTTTAATCTTGTAGTTCTTTTTACCCTTTTCGTCTTCTTCCGAAAGGTATTGAACGTCTTGAATTTGTTCTGAAATTAATTTCATTTCAATTCCCCCTTACGGTTGACTACCAACTGCTGTACAACTCATCGCTGCAGAACAAGTAATAGTATCACTTGGTCTTTTGTCTATAAGAATTACTGAGCCTGCGGTTAATACCACCGAACCAGCATATGTCTTTGTTGCAGTTATTGTATGATTTTCTGATGGGCCATCTGTTAAAGTTAATACTACGTTATTTTGTGCATTTGTAAATGTAGTTGCAAGATTAACTGTATTTGCATCTACTACTTTTACAAAGAACAGACCATCATCTGTTAATTCAGCAATCTTAGTTCCACCACCATCAGAATAGATAACTTCATCCCCTGTAGTAAAACCATGACTTGATATTGTAATTGCAGCACCAGCAACAGCAGAAGCTGCATTAAATGTACCAGTTACGGCCGCAATAGTGACTGTTCCAGCATTAGTCGCACCAACCCTAATTCTTGTTGCTCTATTTAATGTAGTCGCTGAGGTTACATTAGTTGCACTTCCTTTTAAAATCATTTTTACAGTCCTAACATTTCTCTCTCAAAGTAGCTCAAAAGGTCTTTTTCTTTTACCTTGAACTTCCTTGCGGAGTCTTTTATAGTTTTTTCAAAAGTATTTAGGAAACTTGAAGGTTTAGAGTCCATAATCGAAAATATATTGTCAACCGCCTCTTTCATCTTAGGAGACAGTTTCTTATATTCTTTTGATTTTTTGTGTTCGTCACTCTCTGGTAATGACGTAACTAACTCATCAAACTTCTTCATCTTCCACATTCTCTACTTCTGGAACGTGTTGCGATACCATAGTACCAGCAACTTCTTGTCTTTTAATCTCAAGACTTGCACCCATCTTTTGTGAGATTGCTGCCTTGAATTCGTTTTCTGCCTTTAGATTGTCACCATCTGCAAGTGCATTAATTATTTCTATACTCATAACATTTTACCCTTTGGTTTTTTTGATTCAAAGTTGTCTTCTTCTTCTCCGCCACCTTCTTCTTCAATTTCAGTTTCAATCTCTTCAATCTCTTGTTGAGTTTGATGTAAGATATTCTTTCTTACCCATGATTTTGAAAAGAAATTACCGACATAAGGTTCTACTTGACCCAACATATCAATACGTTCTCTAAGGATTTCTGCGTCACGCAATTCTGCAAAGTGTCCATCCTGTAAGAAGTCATACTGGATATGTTCTTTAATCCTATCCCACTCTTCCTCAGCAATCACACCTGTAAGAACAAGTTGTGTGCGAAGAACGTCATGGAATAAAGCGGAGAACTTTTTACGAAGTCTCTGTACAAATTTAGAGAACTTCAATTCATCTCTAGTAATCTCTGTAGAACGACCAATAGAGAAGTTCTGTTCTGCTTCCATTCTGGACATAGGTACATTTAATGACCTATACAGTTTTCTCTGGAAGTATGTGATATCATCAATCTCACCAAGGTTTGCACCGCCAGGCAAGGTTGTGATTTCTGTTCCTCTACCACCTTCTCTACGAGGTAACCAGAAGTCTTCCAACATTGACATATGATTTCTATCGTCACGAATTTCACCAGTTGATGCATCATAGACCAACTTGTTTCGATAACGACTCATCACATCTTTTAGATATTGTTCTGCCTTAATCTTAGGAAGATTACCAACGTCAATGTAGAAAATTCTACGTTCTGGTGCTCTTGAGATACGATAGATGACTAGTGCATCTTCAATCATTCTTAACTGGTTGACAGGTTTGATTGCCTTATGAAGATAAGACAGTACTGAACCTTTAGTTTGGTCTACCAATCCAGAAGGACAAAATGCAATGGAATCTGTTGTAATCTTGAGTGCAGATTGTGGTGTTGCACTATTATCTACTACCTTTTCATTATAAAGGTAATACTCAAGTGTTTGTTTCTGTTTGTCAATACCAGTAACAGGGTCAGGCCTATCTTTGATGACCTCTCTTACTTTCTTGATTTTCCTTGGGTCAATATAACGAAGTTCCTTGATTCCTTTTCTTGGTTCTTTCTTATCAATCACCTTGTGGTAATAGATACGACCATCGACATACCATCTACGAAAGATGTCATGTCCTTTGATATTGAAATCAAGTAATTGAAGAACTCTATCGAATTCTTCATTTATACGTTTTTTAACCTTTGAGGAATATTCCAACCTGTCTAACCGCAAGGCAACAGGTGCATCGAATTCATTTGAAGCGATGCCTTCACTAACAATATCTTCAATTGCAGAATCACACTCTGGTTGAATTGCAATATCACGATATCGTCTAATTAAATCATTTTCGGTTTTATCTCGTCCGTCAACATCCAATGTTTGACTATAGAAACCGCCACCAGCGACTTCAATAGTACCATCATCAGATGAAGGGAGAGTGAATGACTCTCCCTCATCTTTTTTACGAGTGATTTTGAACCCAAATAACTCAGCCATAATATTTCTAACTCCTAATTTACACTACTATTTAGTAGGTTTGTCAGAAGTTAAATACTAGTGCCAGTAAAGTTGGTAATGAAGTGCGTATATCTCCAAGTTACAGCGAACTCTTCAATTGCACTTGCAGTTTCCATACTTAGGTCAATCGGTGCAACAACAGTAGGCATACAATTGCGAAGTTCATATTGTTTTAGAACTTGACCATCTCTACCCAATTGTTCAATTGTCATTGTAGCAGTATAATCTGCAACATTGGGAGAACCACTATTTGTTACTAAGTTATTCATTTTATTCAACCAAGACTCTACAGCATTTCTGATTGCAAAGTCTGTATCGTTGATAAAGGTTGAATCCCAAGTTTCAAATTCTCTGTCTCCAGCAAGATACAAATTTCTTCCTCTAAACGGAACTGGAATTTCAGTAACCGTTTGGCCAGGAAGTGATGCAGCCTTACATAAGAACAAAGACTTTTCTGGGATTTGTACTATTCCACCAACACTGGTGAAGAACACTCTAAACTGATTAGCTCTCGCACCACCGCCAGTAAGGTTTGCTTTAAATCTATCTATTGAAATACTCATTTAATTATCCCCCTACCTCTGAAAATGCGACCCCAGTTCTCACTGCGATAAAGTTCAGTTGAATGAAGTTGATAGAACGAGCCGGTTTGATGAAGATATCTGCAACAAACTCATTTCGGTCAATGACCTCACCTGTATTATTTGTACCATCACAAACTACACTAAAGTCTGTGATACCTCTACGACCTTGGATGTCTCTCAAGAACGGTTCTACTAAGTTTCTAAACTGTGCTTGTGTGAACTCATCGTTGAATTCAAACAACTGGAACTTAGCAGCGGTTGCAATAGACTTCTCAAGAAGAATAAACAACCTACGAACATTGATTCGGTCAAATGCACTTGGTTTACTTAGTGCAGTTTTATCACCGAACAACACTGTACCTTGGCCTGGGAATGTAGTAACAGGGTTAATTCTGGCAGGATAGAGAATATCTCTTTGTGCCTTGGTTGGGTTAAACGCAAGTTTAACTGCACCACGAATTTGTCCTCTGTTGAAACCGCCAGGCGAGAAGAATGGGTCTGCAACATTGTCTGTGTTTGCACAAAGACCAGCAATATCACCATTCAA